TGTTATCTTCTGTTAAAATAGTCTTTTTATTTCCGTCCATATCTTTAAATATCTCTAAATATGAATCTCTTGCCTTATATTTTACAGACCCTTCTTTTTGTTTGAGAGTTTTAATACCCAATGGGTCTCTACCTTGTGGATGGTCATCTTTACCATATCTAACAGGGTCTTTTGGTCGGCCACCTTTATCATCTTCTTCTAATTCCGATTTAAGTCTATTCAATTCTTCTTCTACATTAGTTGGTTCATCGGTACCTGTTTCTTTTGCAGGGTCAACACCTTGTGTCTCAATTGATGTTAAACGGAATGTTTGTTTGGTATCATCTAATACCTGTAATGTCATTGTATCTTGTTCATCTTTTGCAAGTTTCATTACCGCTTCATACATCCACTCTTTAGAGAACATTTTAGTTTGTTGCATTTGTGTAATCAATGCTACTTTAGAAGTATATAATTCAACTTGTTCTTGTTCGTATATTTTAGATGGTATTGTAAGTTCTAATGAGAAGTCTGTTAATTTATCATCGGTAATACCTTGTGCATATAAGTGAATAATTGCTATTTTAGTCAATTCTGAAATTAATACTCTTTGTACTCTTTCAATTGTTTTTGCAAATCTAACATCTTGTGCTGCAAGAGTTGCTTTACCATTTACATCTTCTTCATATCCTAAGAATGCTTTTGGAATTTTCAATGCTGCCATTAACTTACCTTTTAAGTAGTTAATATCATCAATCATATTATATTCTAAACCTTTTAGGGTATCGATTGAAGTACCATTATCATTACCTCTTACTGGCATATAATAATCTTCAACAAGATTTTGCATATTGTATTTCAAATTGTAATCTCCCGTTCTTTCGTCTACAAATGGAACTTTTTTAGAACCATTGATAATCTTTTGCATGTAGTTATCCACTTCGTTTGGTGGAATATTACCTACATCAATTTTAAAGATTCTTTTTTCAGGAGCTCTCATTACTCTATGAATTAACATAGCATCTTCCATTAACATCAATTGTTTCCAAACTCTTCTACCACCTTCAATCATTGATTTTCCATAAGGTAAAAAGTTTGAATCTGAATTTAATCTAAAGTGTGCTATTTCATAGTTTTCAAATTCTTTCTTTGGAGTTTGACCATAACCACCCGATGGGTTTTGGTATGGTGCGTATATAAATTTAACTCTTTGTGGATTTTCTGGGTCAAAGTTTTCAACTCTACTAACTTCGTATGTTGATAATGGCATTACATTTACAATACCCAATTTATCTGCTATTTCTAATTGTAGGAAAAAATCACCATATTTAACTAAGTTTCTAGTCCATGGCCATAAATTAAATTCTACATTTAATATATCGTAAAATAAATTTTCTAATATTTGTTTAATTTGGTCATCTTCATGATGTATCTTTAATACATTACCCATTTCATTTCTAGCCGTACACTCATCCGAATAAACATCTAATGCGGATGACAAAATCGGGTCCATATCCATAGAATCGTAATCTCTAAACAAATCAATTCTAACTTGTTGATATGCCATTGAAGATTGAGTTGCTCCTGCACCATAGTTTGACACTTTCATTTTCATAAAGCGGTCAACTAAGTTTGTAGTCATATTTTGATACTCATCCGTATCTATAACTTTTACACCATCGGCCGTTTTACGGACAATAGTGTTTGTTGAAAATAATTTCTGTAACCTACTAAATATTGTTTTATCTGCCATTTTATATAATTCTATTTTTCTAAATATACGAAAAATATTTGGTATTTCCAAATATTACCATTTTCTACAACTCCAATAATTTGCTTTATGTCTTGGGCCTGGATTATCACAATTCATTCTTGCTCTAAATGATTTTCTAGCCGCTGGGTTTGATTTTCTAATTTTCATTCCTTTTTGGCCGAAGTTTACCTTAACAACATTACCTGCAGGATTTTTTACATACACTTTGAATTTCTTAACATCACCCTGCATTGGTTTACCCAACTTAACTTCTCTACCTTGATATTCAGCTTCATAAACACAACCACAATTGGCTTCAGCTAAAGTGTTTTTATATGCTTTTAAAAATTCAATAAAATCTTCAATCTCTTCAGGCTCTACATCCAATTCATCGTAATCAGTATTAACCTCTTCACTTATTGGAACACAATTTGGAACCATTCTACCATTTTTCATTTTACCACCAACTTGTTTATATCCTTCCCAACAAGCTTCGTTTACTATACCTTCACCAAACATACCTACGAAATCACCTTGATATCTATTACCAGGTCTGCCTGACATTGCAGCTGCGAAATCTTTTCTAACTTTTTCTTTTCCTTTAGCTATAAAATTAAAAAGGTTTTTAGCATTCAAATTAAAATCATCTATAAATTTTTGTACTATACTATCACGCGTACCCGTCAATTTAGCAATTTCTTTTGCTTCTCTACCCGTTACTTCGTTTACTACATTTTCGCTGCAGGTTTTCCAACTACCACCTTTTGATTTATAATTTTTTGCTGCCCATCCGTTTGCATATGCAGATGGATAAACATCAAACTTAGATTTTGCAGCTGATTTACTTGCCGACCATTTACCTGGGTCTGTTGGGCAATTCTTTTCTAAAAATAAATTTAGTCTTTCTTCTATATTCATAGTTTCATTTTTTGGTTTTGTTGAAACATATATTGGTTTCTTACCTTGTCCACTACTATCCTTACCACCTCTCCCTGCATCGTTTTGTGCAGCTCTTTTTCTTTGAGTGGCACTTTCTTTTTCTTTTTTACTCATTCCGGCTGCTTTTGCTGCAGGAACACATTTTGCATAACCCCTTTTTTCTCCCGAAGTTCCACATGGCGGGTGTTTACCATCGACTTTTTTGCCGATGTTTACCCATTTTTCTTTAAACCAATTATTTAAGTCTTCGTTCATTTAGAATAGTTTCACTATATAAATATATAATTATCCCAATAACCAAGTTAAATTTTCTACTCCCTTTTTACCCATATCCATTTCATACGGATTTTGTTTAAGATGTCCTGATGAAACAAAGCCAGTATATTGACTTACTTGCGTTGAGTTCAACATTGTCTTTGTCAAATCAATTCCTTCTTGTTTCAAACGAAGTGCTGTATTACGAACCCAAAGTCCAATTGCCAATGCCATCGTAAGGTCATCATTATATCCTTTCATTGCTTCGGCTCTACCGGCAGTCCAAATGAATGTAAATAGTTCATCTATAAGTCTTTGAGAACGAATGAGAATATCTTTACCATTTATGTATGTATCTAATGTTGAAATAATAAGAGGTCTTGTCTTTGATGTTGTTCCAAATCCTGCAACTAATTTCTTTTCGTCTCTATAAAATTTATTAGACATTTGTTTTTCAACATCAATATATTTTAAGTCATTACTCATATAGAATAAATTACCATATCCTCTATCAATTACCTGTTGGATAGTTGCCCACCCTACATTTGAATTTTCTATTATTAATAATGCGTTATTCCATTCTGTTGATACTGCTACTAAAAAGTTTCCAAAATCTTTTGTTTCAATTTTACCTCTATATTCTGCAACTTGTGAACTATCTTCAATATCAATTACTTGGAATGTAGAATAATCCGAACCATCACCTCTAGCGACATCGGCAACTACCATATATGCTCTATTGTAATTAGGATGTTCCCATTTCCAATAGTTTCCGTCAAACCCACTTTTTTCAATCGGGTCCATAACATATGTGTCTTTATACCATGTTAATAATGCTGGGTCGATTACAGTATCTCCTGAACCTACGAAATCACAATCACACTCTTGTGCTGCACCTTTTACTCCCAATATACGAGTTTGTTCATCTCTCCATAATTGATTTCTTTCAGGATGAACAGTCCAATGTAAATTTATATTATTAAATCCGTTTGCACCACTCTCACCATCGACCCACATTTTATGGAACCAGTTACCCACACCATTCGGAGTAGATAATACAATTGCAGAACCACCCGTTGATAATGTAGATTGTGCCGATAACCAAATTTCATCAATATCTCTAATGAATGCAGCTTCATCCACAACCAACAATGACAATGCTTCCGAACGACCTGCGTCGGGAGAACTTGCGATTGCTTTTACTTGTGAACCATTTTTTAATTTAAGGGAAAGTTTATTATCTTCTACTGAACTATTACCACCATCTCTTAACCATACAGGAAGTAAGTCGTGCATTACTCTTACCTTTTCAACTAAGTTTTTTGCTACAGTTACTTTTGTTGCAATAACCAATGCGTTAAAGTCTTGGTTAAATAACATTTTCCAAAGAATAAATCCTGCTGATAATGTTGATAAACCCAACTGACGGGATTTAAGAATGATATTTAATCTATTTTCTTTAAAATCCGTTAAACACTCCTCCTGGAAAGGATAAAGGTGAAAGGGTATTTTTCCTCTCACCGGGTGCTGAATAACACAATACTTCTTCATAAAGTAAATGGGGTCTAATGCACATTTACGATATTCTTCGGCTATTATTTCTTTTAATGATTTCTTAGGTTGCCCTTGAACTCCCATTATTTTTTGAATTTAATCTTCCAATATACACCACCACCAATGTAAGGTGACAATGCTCCACTTGTACCATCGGTTGTTCTATTTGCTGCACCAATACCTAAATGGAATATCTTATCTTGCTTTGTATTAATTAAAACACCCAATCCTAAATGAGATACAACATCCGCTTTATTGAATCCACCTTCCAAACCATAAAATACTTTGGTCTTTGGTAATTCTTTTACAATTGTTGTTTCTTTAATAGTTCTTTGTTTAACACTTGCGTTAAAAGTTCTACCAAATATTTTGTTTTGAGTAATAGTATCAATTAAAGATACAATTCCTAAACTATCTGGTAAATTTAATGTATCTTTGTAAATGTTCTTTGCAAAGAAATCTTTTAGTAATGCTGCGGTGTCAACGATTGTAGGAATAATTACTTCCTTCTCTACAATTGTTTCATGGTAAATATCTTCACCTTTTTTAGTTACCACTTTTGTCTTAACCACTTCAACTGTATCAATTTCATGTTTAATAAGTTCATACTTTTTACCATCAACTTTTACAATTTCGCCAGTTCCTTTTTTGCTTCCACCACATTGTTGGAAAACTACCACTACAATTAATAATGCGATTGCAATGTTTTTTAAATTTAATAAATTTTTCATATTTTATTTTTTAATTAATTCTGGATGATTTAATTCAACCAATTTTTCTTCTAATAATCGTTTTCTTTCTATTAATAATTCAATGGCCTCAAATGCTCCATCGATGTCTTTTTTCAAATCTGTTTTTACTTTTTCAATATCCACTTCCCATGTCCAAGTTTCAGTTCTACCATCTTCGGTGATAATTTCCATTTGTTTTTTTATACCACCCAATGCTTCTTCATATCTATCCTTTAATTCTCTAACATAAGCAAGTTTATTTCTTGTTATCTTATAATCTTCATAGAACGGATATGTCCCATCTTCTTTTAAACCATGTTCAAACTTTGCAAGACAAACAATACACATTCCTGTTTTACGAATTAGTTTTTTGTCTGCATTACTATATGATTCCGTTTTACAATCTTCCGATGAACATGTACTCAACTTTTGTAAAAATTGTCTTACATCGTCCATTTGAGTGACCGCAACTTTAAATCCTTCTTTTTGTTCCCATTCTTTTCCTTCTTTGTCAGTCCATCTTTCACCAACCTCTCTCTTTTCTTCAACTTCACCTTCATAACCAAAATGAGTTTGATTATTATCCGTTCTTCCAAAAACCGTGTCTATAATGAGTTTGCGAGATTTGTGCATCCCTTTTGATTTCTCATCAAAACTTTTTCTTTTTGCCATACTAATCTTCCTTTTTGTAACTGTTTATTATTATAATATATATCAAATTAAGAGTAAAAAATGCCAAGTATTTGATTTAATGGTGCAAAA